CTTATGGGCGGCGTTCTCCAGGGCGTCGCTGATCTACCGGGCACCGAGATAGTTTTTGAGAGTACCGCGAATGGGTTAGGGAATATGTTTCACTCTCTCGCGGTCGCGGGCCTCCGGCCAGGCTCAGACTTTATAACGATTTTCATACCGTGGTTCTGGCAAGACGAGTATAGGTCCGATGTTCCGGACGACTTCTGCCCCACCGAAGATGAAGCTAAACTTATGGATCTTTATAAACTCGACGCGGGGCAAATATACTGGAGGAGGAAAAAGATCAATGACGCCTTTGGTGGAAAAGTCTGGGCGTTCATGCGAGAGTACCCCTGCACACTGCAAGAAGCATTTATTACGTCGGGAGAATCTTTGTACTCCGGCGAGCTTGTTGAAAAAGCGCGAAAGAATAACACGCCGGACAATGGGGCTCCGCTGATAATGGGGGTTGATCCGGCGCGCTCGGGCGACGATACCGGCTTTTGTTGGCGCCGAGGGCGTGAACTCGTAAAGAAAAAAGAATATCAAGATATGGACGAAATGAAGATCGTTGCTCTCGTTGCGGAGGAACTCGACAAAGGGCAAGTGCAAATGTGTTTTATCGACGTCGGGTTAGGCTATGGCGTCGTCGATCGACTACGCGAGCTCGGTTACGGCCGTTGGGTCCGAGGCGTACATTTCGGCGAGGGTGCGACGGAGGCGGACATATATTTAAATAAACGAACGGAAATGTATGACGATGCCCGGAAGTGGTTCGAAGACGGCGGGGCGAACATACCCGACGACGACGGATTCGCGACAGGACTTCTTTCGATCCCCCCACTCAAGCAAACTGTCGGTCGCGGCGTCTTAGCGCTGCCCCCGAAAGACGAGATAAAAAAGAATATGAGCGCGGAGCAGAAACAGTTACTTAACCAAGTCGATGCGTTTGTGCTTACGTTTGCTTATCCGGTCGCCCGGAGTGCGTCAACAAATCGTATTGTGCGCGCGGAAGCGTCGATGCTAAGAATTAAAAGTCCACTATCGACGGTAAAACGCTTCGCGAAAAATAAGACCTCGGGTGAGGGATTTGAGACGAAAGTAAAACTAATTTGACTTTTGCGAATACTTAGTGTAAACTTACTCACAAGAATAGGAGTTTAAATATATGGGTGCAATAGGCGCGTGGTTTCAAAGAGCTTTCACTCCGTCTGATTCCGATAACCAGAGCGGGGAGCAGTATAATGCTGCATATAACGCTTCACAGCAAAAAGCCGAGGAAGCGGGTATCGGAAATTTAACTCCCGAAGAATCGAAGAAAGCGGGATCACTTCGCGCTTTTCGTATTGGTACGTATTTTACGTCGCCGACCGGCTCGTTGAATACGGCGTCACGACGGGGCACTAAATTAGTTGGTTCGTAAACAGAGGTCGCATTTATTTAACAGGAGGAAATAGTAATGGGACAAGACGGTTTGGGTTTAGCGTATTTGAATTTTAACGAGATTCCGTTGTCGGCCACTGCGGCCGCCGTGGGTGATTTTATTGTCATTCAGCGTGCGTCTGGTATTTTACAGCGCTTAACAGTCGCCAATTCTGGATTCGGTGCGGGTGTAACTGGCCCGACAGGTCCTACCGGAGCCACTGGTCCTACCGGAGCAACGGGAGCAACTGGTCCTACCGGAGCAACGGGAGCAACTGGTCCTACCGGAGCAACGGGAGCCACTGGTCCTACCGGAGCGACAGGTCCTACTGGTCCATAGTATTTTGCGACCAAAAGCACTCCTCACGTCAGCCCCCTTTGGACTGACGTGAGGGGTCTGCCTATTAACCATAAGAGGGGACCCGTCTATCGTGGCAAAGTCTATTGAGTATTTATCGAAGAAGCGCTCGTTACTCGTTGACGAACGCGCGCCCTGGGACAACCAGTTTGAAGTTCTCGCCGAGTATGTCTATCAGCGTAAAATGGGTTTTCAGTCTGAGACGTCTCCTGGTGATTTTAAGAACGACGGCTCTATAAACGATTCAACGGCCTCTCGCGCATTACAAGCCATGACCTCTGCGATCATGGGTTCTCTCTGGAAAACCGGTGGTAGAACATTCCGCTTAAAGCAACCCGAATACCTTTCTAAAAACGAAGACAATAAAAAATATTATGAGGCCATTAACAAGGCTATCTATCGCCATATGGAATCCGAGAAAGCCGGGTTTGAACTTGCTTTCCAGGAGAACTTAAACGAAGAGGCCGCGTTTGGCACCGGAGCTTTCGGGGTATTCCAGGGAGATTATCGAAACCCTCTTATCTTTAAATGTTGGTCGTTGCAGTCGCTTCGCATATCTCAGTCGACAGACGAGTTCGTCGATACGCTTTACTTCGATGAAAAGATTTCCGTAGAGCAAGTCGTAAATACATACGGGCTCGATAAGGTCAGCGAAGCTACCGCGAAAAAATACAAAGAAGAAAAGAGCCGGCTTGATAAAGTTTTAATCTGTATCGCTATCGAACCTCGGACGAACGAAGATAAAAAAGACGCGCCAAAGGCCGGCAATAAAGCGATGCCTTTCGCGACGTACCATTTTGAAGTTGAGAATAAGCATATCCTCAAAGAGAGCGGTTATGCCGAGCTTCCCTCGAAAGTAAGTCGTTGGTATAGGCTTGCGAGTGAGACGTATGGCAGAAGTCCGGCTATGGACGCTCTCCCGGCGATCATGCAGCTTAACGCGCTTAAAGAAGCCTTTATCGTTGGGGTCGAGAAAAAAGTTGAGCCACCCCTATACACGTTAGACGACGGTAGCCTCGGAGCTGCGACAGTCGATACGTCAGCCGGTGGCCTCTCTGTATTTAATATGTCTGGCCGAATGAACGGTCAGCCTCCGATCGGCGTTATATTCGATGTGGGAGAACTCCAGAGCCTTACTGCCGCGATCGAGGGATTCCGCACAGAGATAATGCAGCATTTCCTTATTGATAAACTTTATGATCTTAATAATAAGACCCGCATGACCCTCGGCGAAGCCGAAATTCGGTATGACATTCGTTCAGACGCGCTCTCCAGTGTTTACTCCCGCATATTCAATGAGCAGCTCACTCCAGTAATTGAACGCTCAGTGAATGTTCTTTTTGAAATGGGACTTATGGGTATATCCGAGGCCGACGTCACGAAAGAAAAGATATTAAAAACGAATGGCATTGACCCTATATTCATTCCCGAAGAAGTGCAAGATGCTATCCTTGCAGGGAAAAATCTTTACGATATTGAATACATATCCCCGGCCGCGCAGTTATTAAGAGCGTCCGAGAAAGCCGGCGTCACTGAGACGATCAATGGAATTTTAGCTCTCGCCGCAATAAATCCAGATGCGTTCGAGTATCTCGATCTGGGCCAGGCGATAGAATCTATTCGAGATCTAAGCGGTGCTCCGTCTAAGATCCTTATGGCGATCGACGTCGCCCAGGCGAACATACGCTCTAAGAAAGAAGCCCAGATGCAAGCAATGGAAGTTGAAAAAGCCCGACTGGGTTCTGAGACTACGAAGAACATCGCCGGTGCGGGTAAAGACGTCGCTATGGCGGGACAACCCGTATGAAGTTAAACGAAAAAGCCATAGCCGCGCGCAATAAACTTATCGCGACTATCTCTCGAGTAGCAGCCTCAGAAGACGGAAGAGTTCTTCTGAATTTTTTATATACCGATACAGGTTTTGCGCTTCCCTCGACTGTCGTTACAAAGTCGGGGAAAGTTGATATAGAGGGAACATTTCATAACAATGCGCGCCGCGACGTATATCTCCGGCTTAGACAGTTTATGACACCGGAAGTCATAAAAGCTGTTGAACTTGATTTCAAACATGAAGAGGAGGTACCCGAAAATGGCGACAGGAGCTAATGGTGGTGGACAGGGCGGTGGCGGAACAGGACCCGCGGGCGGCAGTGGCGGAACTCCGCCGGCATTTTCTACAGTAATCCCCGAGACATACCGCGATAAAGAATGGGTTAAGCAGAACGCTAAGGACCCCGAAACATTTTTTAAATTCGTTGATAATCTTAACACCGTTGTGGGTAAGAAAGGCGTTATCATTCCCGGAGAGAAAGCCTCTCCGGAAGAGGTAAGTGCTTATCGTACGGCATTAGGTATACCGGCTAAATTCGAAGACTACGAGTTTGAAACTCTCCCGGAAATGAAAGACGCGAAGAGAGTTCCGGAGACGGACGCCGCGATCAAGAAGTTAATGCACGATGCCGGGATCCCGAAAGATGCGGCTAAGAAGTTACAGTCTGGATTCGAGAAGTATCTCTACGGAGAGCATTTAAAAGTTCTCGAAGCGAATAAAGCGATAGACGCCGAGTTCGACAAGACGACGCTTAAACTCTTCGGAGACAGAAAAGATCTCGCTATCACGAACGCGAAGAAACTTCTCCAGGAGAACAATACCCCCGAAGTGCTTGCGATGATAGATAAGCTCGATAATAATTCGCTTATCGTAATTACCGCGGCGCTGAATGGTATAGTAAATAAGTACATAAAAGAAGACGCGTTTCAAGGCGGTGGGGGCTCTGGCGGGAGTGGGTCAGAAACCTACGAAGCTCTTTCAGCTATGCAGCGGGAGCTTATGAAGAACCCGGCGTTCACTGATTTCCGTCATGCGGATCATCAAAAGACTATGGATCAGAACACTGCGCTCATGGCAAAAATGAGAGCAGTTAAAAAATAATATTTGCTTTTTGTAGAATTGTAGTGTATATTTACAGTGATATATAGGGGAGCGCGATTATAAGCGTCCTATATATTCGGGAGTACCCTCCCACAATGGGTACACCGGCGTCCGTTGTTGCGGGGAGCGCCATTAAACAAAATGGTTGTTTAACGTAACAACGGAGGATTCAAAAATGGCAGCTCCTATAGATAATGTCCTAATAACCCAGTTTAGTAATTTGCTTCACGTCCAGGCGCAGCAGACCAAAAGCCGCCTTATGGGACGCTTTCCGTCTGTACCCGTTACGGCCGATGAGTGGTCGTATGACGGCACAGGTAAACTGACCGCCCGTACCGCTAACGAGCGGAATCCGCGAATCAGCCCGGTCAACCCCGATTTCGACAGGCGTAGAATGTTGAGAGACAGGATCGTTGTCGAGCTTATCGTCGATAACCGTGATGTGAGAGGTATGTTCGAGAACCCGAGCTCCAAGCTCGTCCGTGACTGCATGTACGCGATCTACAGGAAAGCCGATGCGATCGGTATTTCCGCGCTGTTCGCCGATGTGGCGACCGGCCGTAGGTTCGATACTACGGTTACGTTCGCGGGTAACGGTGGTCAGACGGTCAATGCAACGGCAGGTTTGACGTACGCAAAGCTCCTCGAGATCAGAGAGAACTTCCGTTCGAAAGAAGTCGGGACCGATATGCCCGAGGGTATCTTACTCGGTCTTTCGGAACAGGAAGAGACACAGCTCTTCAACATCACTCAGCTCACATCGGGTGATTTCAGCAGACAGTACGTTGTCGATAAAGGCCAGGTAGTTTCTGTGCTCGGCATGGACATCGTATGCTTCGGTAGCGCGGTCGATAACCCGCAGCTCGCCGTAGCCTCTTCTGTCCGTAGCTGCTTCGCTGCTTCGAACCAGGGCTTGATCTACGGTATGTCGAAAGAGTTCGCAGTAAAGGTCATACCGGATTACCCGGGCTACATCGAGAGCACCTATATCCAGGTCCTCGGTGAGATCGGCGCAGTAAGGACAGACGAAGAGAGGATTCAGAAAGTCACAACGACCGCTTCATAAGCGAGCGTTTAGGGTTTTGCCCCGCCGTCATAACGGCGGCGGGGTTTACTAAACAATTATACGGAGGGTTCAAACATGGCAGTCATTAACGCGTATGTAAATGCGAACACGAAAAACGTGTTCAACCGTGGCGGTGAAGTTATCGTCATGGAGACGCAGTTCGAAGTAGCCGCGGCCGACAGCGACGGTTCGATATACCGTCTCTTCAAGGTCAATGGGAATATGATACCGGTCCAGATCGATATAAATTGTGACGCCATAACCGGCGCTTCAAGTTATGATCTCGGGCTGTATAATACTCTCGAGAACGGCGGAGCAGTACAGGACGCAAACGCGTTTATGTCTGCGATAGATATTTCCGCGGGAGCCGCGATCGGCTCTGAGAAGAATGGTCTGGTTTCAATGACCATTGCGAACATCGGTAAAGAGGTTTACGAGCTTGCCGGTGATGCGGACGCAACCCCCGAAATGGAATATGATCTGGCACTGACCGCGAATACGGTCGGCTCGGGATCCGGCACCATTGCGGTGCGCGCGATTTTTGTTAAGACCGCATAGTAGTCGAACGTAGTTTATAACCTAAAAAGCGTACCACCACCGCACAGCGGGTAGGCGGTACGCTTTTTTGGGATAAGGAGTTTAATATGCCGGCTGTCCTAAGTGAAGTCGAACTCTGTAATATGGCGTTAGACTTACTCAAAGTTCCACCCATTACAAATATCCGCGATCCTAAAACGCAAGACGAATCTATATGCAGTCGTTGGTATGATACGACCCGGCGCCAGGTACTTCGCGCGCACCCCTGGAACTTCGCTAAAGCTCGAGGCACTCTTTCTCGTAATGCCACTGCTCCGGCGTTTGGGTATGCGGACAAATACGCGCTTCCTAACGATTTCATACGCCTACGTTTTATCGGCGACGATATAGACACCCTCCAAAGTGTCGATTACCAGATAGAAGAGGGTTTTATCCTTATGGATAACGGAGGGGCTTCTTCTCTCAATATCGGGTACATTAAGGACCAGACGAACGTAGTTAAGTACGATGAACTTTTCAAGAGTTATTTGGCGCAGCAAATGGCGTATAATATGGCGTATGCGTTTAGTGGCAAAGAGACGCTCCGCCAGGGCATTAAGAAGATGCTCGATGATACGCGTATGGAAGCCCGCGCCATTAACGGCCAGGATAACCCGCCGCGCCGCATTACTCGCAGTAAGTTTATGGGCGCGCGTAGGATATACTCTTCGGGGCAGATAAATCGGTCTAATCCCGAAATAATGCCGGGGGTCTAAATTGCAAAGATCTAATCCCCTCCTTAATTTTGCGGGAGGGTTACTCACTAAAAAACTTTTTGGGCGTGTTGATCTATCGTCTTATCCGCTCGGAAAATCTATCTCCCGTAACTTCATAGGCGAAGTACAGGGACCGGACACGTATCGTCCGGGATCCAGGTACGTCATTCCTACTCGTTTAAATGGCCTTGCTTACTATATTCCTTTCGTATTCAACGATGCTCAAGCATACGATCTCGCGTTTTCGGATAAAAAATTTCGAATATTCTCTAAGGGCGGCGTTATAACCGAAGATCCGAAGACTATCACGGGTATTGTTATCGCGACAGGAGTTATTACTTCGGCTACACACGGGTATTCGACGGGGGATCAGATACTTATATACGGCATTACCGGCACAACCGAACTCAATGAAAAATATTTTCTCGTCGTTAAAATAGACGCTAATACGTACACCTTAAAAGATCTTGACGGTAATGCTATCGATATGACGGGGTATACTGCCTATACTATAGGGGGCAAAACTGAACGGGTGTATGAGGTCACTACCCCATATGATGTAGAGGATATTCCGAAACTTAAATTCGCACAAAAAGCTGACATTATGTACATTGCCCACCCGTACTATGAGCCCCGAAAACTTATACGTCTCGGAGAAACGAACTGGACCCTCTCGACATTCACACGCACCTCCGATCCTTTTACGTTCGCCATAACAGCGCCAGTTACTCAAGCGGCAGCCTGTTCCGTCCATGCAGTTGCACACGGGCTTATCACCGGGGATCTTATCGAGATATACGGCGTTGTAGGCATGACGCAACTTAACGGCAATACTTACTCGGTTGTTAGAATAGACGCTGATAACGTAACCTTAAAAGATCCTGTTACGCTCGTAGACATAAACAGCACCGGGTATACCGCCTACTCTTCCGGTGGGTACCTCTTCAAACAAGGTAATATGCCCGGTGCTGTTGCTTTTTATGGCGGCCGACTTTTTTATGGCGGGACAGACGACGACCCCGAGACATTCTTTGGCAGCATGGCGCCGGACGACGACGGGGCTTCTCGATTCGATAATTTTACGGTAGGGGCTGACCCCGAAGACGCGATTATATTCCCCATAGCCTCTCAAAATAATACCGCTGACCGCATATTCTGGTTTGCGGGTACGAGTAAGTTCCTTGCTATAGGTACATACGGCGGGGTGTACAAAGCGTATGGGGCTACCGAAGCTGCGCCTATCTCCGGCACAGAGATAAACGTACAGGCAGTAGATTTTTATGGGGTACAAGACATGCTGCCTATACGCGTAGGAACGAATATTTTCTATGTGCAACGCGGGGGGCTTATCCTTAATCGCTTTGCGTATAGTATTCTTGACGACGGGTATACTTCCGAAGATCTCAACGTATTATCTGATGAAGTCTCCTATCCAGGGATTACCCAGTTAGCCTTGCAGCAAGGCAAGGTTAATATTCTATGGTTAATCCGTAGCGACGGCGTACTCTTAGGAATATCCACAAAAGAGCAAGAGAAAATCGCTGCGTGGCATACGCACTATCTTGGTGGAAACGATGTTAAGGTGCGGAGTGTTGGAGGAGAACCGAGCAATAATAACTCGGACAGCCTCTGGTTAGTTGTGGAGCGTACTATCGGAAATGTCACCCGACGATACCACGAATACTTTTCGCCCGACGAAGTGCTTCCGGAGTTCGAAGACTTCTATACAGGAAATGAGGTATCGGACAGAGACGCGTTTGAAAAAAGACAATACGAAGTTTCTAAACAGTTTGTACGTGTTGATTCTGCGTTAAGTCTCGATACGTCTCAAAATCAAACTCTTACTCCGGCAGCGGTAACGGGGGCCAGTATTGTTTTTACTGCGGGAGGCGCGCTATTCACCGCGGCCGATGTAGGTAGGCGAATTGTCAAAAAATACGTTACCGGGTTTGAATCGGGGGTGGCTGAAATTATCGGGTATACCTCGCCTACTCAAGTAACGTGCAAAATCTTAGAAAATTTCGATACCGTTAATACTATCCCTGTGTTAGAGTGGTTTTTAACTGTGACTGAGATCAGTGGCTTAGAGCATTTAGAGGGGGAAACGGTTAAGGTCGTTACTGACGGAGCAGTGCACCCCTCTCAGACGGTAACGGACGGCGCAATAACACTCGATACTTCATCTACTGTCGTACATGTAGGCCCGGGCTATCGCGGGTGGCTTCGGACAATGCCCCTTGAATCGCGTAGTGTATCTGGGTCCTCTATGGCTATGACGTCTACGGTAAACCGCGTGGGGGTGCTGTTCAGACACACCCTGGGAACACGTTTTGGTACCGACCCATATCGCATGGAACAGGTCATTACTCGAACTACGAATGACCGTACCGGGCAGCCTCCGCCGTTATTTACAGGTATGATAGAGGTGCGTGTCCCGGACGGGTACAGCTTACAAAAGTTTATCGATGTTATCCAGGACGAACCGTTGCCTTGTACAGTGCAAGCGATAATACCATTTACGGACGTGACCGAAGAATGAAAACCATACCTTTTCACTCAGAGCATTTAAAACTTATGGATATGCGCCCCTATGAGTGGGAAAAAGTCTATCCGTATCTGCCCCAGGACTTGCTTGATTATTATGCCTCTCTGGGGCACGCGTATACGTTTTTGAAAGACGGTAAAATCATTACGTGCATAGGGTGGGTTCCGCTATGGAAAGGCGTATACGAAGTATGGCAGATTCCGTCTATCCATATCAGTGCGAACAAGATAGATTTTATTAAAACGCTCAATGATTTTATCGAGATATACGCTGCGAAATTAAAGTTACATAGGGCGCAGACTAATTCTGTAGCCGACGATTTTCATGATGCGTACATGAAATTTCTGGGATTTACTTGTGAGGGTACTCTAAAAGAATATAGCCAATTTAAAGAGGATTACCGTATATGGAGCAGGAGGTTTAATCATGGGTAGTATGGTAAGTATGGTGGGAAAAGGGGTAGGATCTATAATAGGCGCGGGTACGAGCATATACCAGGGCGTGCAACAGAACGCGGCTTTTAAAGCCCAGGCAGAAACTACCCGCTCTTACGGACAGATCCAACAGTTTGAGGCTAACCGCGAAGCCATACGGACCGAAGACGACGGAAATCGTTTTGCACATAAACAAAAGCTCATGTATATAGGTAGCGGAGTTGAGGTCGGTGGATCGGCGGTTATTACTCTCGCGCAGACAAAGAAGTGGGCCGCGGCCGAGGCCACTG